AGGTGTAGCTGGTAATTACGCATCGTTCCAGTATGAGGCCTGGACCAACTTCGTCTACCTGGACCAGGCGGAGCGCGAGTACTTTGCCAACACGCCCATGGACCTGCTGATCACCCAGATGAACCGCATCCCCATCGCGACGACAAACATGCAGGAGCTGGCTCTGGCTCACCCCATCAAGTTCCTGGCATTTTCCGCCAACAACTATTCGACGGCATACAGCACCGGTGCCACGCAGATCCCAGCCATCAACTACCAGTTCAAGACGCAGATTAACGGCGTGGACATTGGCGACTCGCGCTCCATGTTCCAGTGGATCGACGTGCCCCAGTACTACCACACACCTTTCGGCTACAACCACAACAACGCTACGGCCAACGTCGCGCTTATTTCCTACTGCCTGGACACGTCAAAGCTTCAGCCGACTGGCACGCTGAACTTTTCACGCATCGATACGTTCCGTATCGTCGCACCAGCTGGCGTCTCACTGAGCACACTGGCTGGCGGCAACGGTCGCTACTTTTACGCGATGAACTATAACGTCCTGCGCATCAAGGATGGAATGGGCGGCTTGCTGTATTCGAACTGACCATTTTTAAACCATTTTGAAAACGGGTCTGTTTTAAAGAAACTAGTGAAGAAATGCGATGCATTCCTTCGACTCTACTTCTTTGGTGGAGGCTTGGCGAATTTGTGAACAATGAAAAAAATAACAGCCGCGATGAAAGCGGTCGCGATCATGCCCGTCGCTGACAGGTTGCCTGAATCGCTCATAAATTTAGGAATCAGATCCGCCAATTTGTTCTGAACCGGCTTGGAGAATGCAGCGACTGCGGCAACGCCCGCGAGCGCTGCGTTCAACTGGTCGTCAGTCAGACCAAATGGGTTTTTCGAGGAAGAGGATGAAACTGGGCCAGCAGACGCATTGTCCAGGCTCAGTGCAGCCACTCTGTTGTTCTGTGGGTTCTTGTACGGGCCGCCCATTGAGGGTCCCATGTCGAAATCAGCGCTCGGCACAACATCGGAAATTGGCGTCGAGAAATCCATTTCTATTTGAGGAGGTTTTATTTCGGCTTTAAATAACTCGGGTTGCTCGACCGAGCGCGACTGGTACATTGGTTGAAGTTCATCCGGGAGACCGAACGAACTCTGCTGCATGACTGGCTGCTGCTCCCCTGATTTTACATCTTCCACCTGAGGAATGTACTGGAGTATGTCGTTCGACCCATTGAAATCGAGATTCTCGATAATCATCTAATGGTGAGCGTGAAATCTTTTACGGAATGGAGGCGCGGACGGGTTTAGACCTTCTTAATAGTGACACCTGGGCGCCGTGCGTTTCCTGCCGGTGTTCCGGACGTAATCAGGGGGGCTGCAACGTGCTTCGGGTTGTAGTTCTTCTGGTGGTACTGCCACATGGCATCCGACCCGATCCGAAACCCCTTTCGGATCGGCGCTTTGTAGTAGTAGACACAGTCCTCAATCTTGTTCGACTTGCTCGTGTTGTCAAGGACGAGGCACTCGTAGTTTTCGGTACAGGCGTTCATCACCTGACAAAACATGTCGAACGTCGGGAAGACACCGAAGAAGGCCTTGTACAGGCGCTCGCGGTTCTGAATCACATTCTCACGGAGGACAAACACATAATCGACGTTGGCGCGCAGATCAGGCGTCAAGTCCATACAGTACTGCATCGTCAGCAAAAAGAAGATTTTCCAGTGACGCCCGTTCATGAAACATTGTCTTATACACGTGTCTTTCATGAACGCCTTGTCGTACATACAATCATCCAAAAGCAAAAATGCACTCGATTTCCCGCCGCCGGATACAATGCGACGTTGGCGCTCGAGAACCTTTTCAATGGCGTCTCGCTTGTAGTCACCGTAGATGAACAGGTCAGGGATAAACTGCTTGTAGTAGTGATTGCCGTCCTCAGTACCGGACATGACGATACCAACAGGCAGGTGTCGCTTGTGGTACATGATGTCCGTCACGAGTGTGCTCTTGCCTGTGCCGCGCTTGCCGATGAACACACACACCTTGTCATCACCAATTTTGCTCGGGTCAAACTTTTTGAGCTGCAAATTGGTCATTTCCTAATGGTATACTGGGTTTTTTACACACGTGAAAGACGCGCTGAATGTTTTCTTTGTTTAGAGTAGTATGTCAGCATCACAAATTTTGCTGGCTGGACATGGTCACGAAGACCAATGGCTATCAGACAATCCAGACAGGACGTATTTCGAAGCCACGTATCATCCTCGTGTGAACAGATCCAGAGAGACGTATGAAATTCCGTTCGACAACCCGGTGACCTTTGACTCTACAGGTCGGTGTACCATTCCAGTCAAGGGGGACTACATGACCCGAATGACTCTACGGACCGTCATGCCACCCATTTACCCGACGGTTCCGGGTCAGTACGTGTTTCCGACGCCGTCGTCGCAGGTTGACGCAGGTGTCTACGTGAACATGGATCTGACGCAGGTGGTGGCAGACGGTGTGACCCTGACGGCAAACACAGTCGGGACCCACTACTTTTCGATCGGGGCTTCGGTCACATTGGCAGGTACAGCGTACTCTATATTCGACGTCGACGGAACGTATACTATTTCAACAATCCCAACCGCCAACTCATTCACGTGTTCGACGACCCTAGCGGGAATTTCATACAACGGAACTGCATCAGTTCTTGGCGCAGTTCCGTCAGACGTCGTGAGTTACTTTTCAACATCCAACTTTGATCTTTGGGCGTACAACCTGACAAACAAGACGTGGGGTATAAGCAGTGTCGGTATATCTGGTGATCAGTTGATAGTTACAACATCATCTCCATCTGGATTTGCAGTTGGTCAATATGTGAACCTCACAATTAATTCATTACTTATTGATGGAAGTTATATTGTGGTTGCATCAACTGATACAACTTTTACAATTGTAGCGATTTTGGGATCTTCGTTTGTAGCTGTCGGTGAATTTGGTGTTGCAATGTATTCACAAGGCGGAGAATCCTGGACTCCTGCTTTCAGTTCCCAAAGTGGTGATTGGACAAGTGTAGCGTTCGGTAATGGTACATTCGTTGCAGTTTGCAACAGTGCTTTTATAGAACCAATGTATTCAACTGATAATGGGCTAACATGGTTACTATCAGATTCTTTACCATTTATTAGTTTTAATTGTGTAGCATTCGGTAACAATAGATTCGTTGCAATTGGTTATATAGGTGAAACAGTGTATTCAATTGATAATGGTAAAAATTGGATTTATGGGGTAACACAAAGTAATTCTTTTTGGTTGAGTTTAGCATTTGGTATAAACACATTCGTAGCAGTGAGTGATGCTGGTTCGGCAATATATTCAAGTGATGGGGATATTTGGTACACCGGGTCCTCCCAACCTGGTAGTTGGTATGATGTAACATTCAGTGGTGGTAGATTTGTTGCAACTGGTTACAATAATGTTATAATGTATTCAGATGACGGACAAAACTGGGTGTCTGTAAGCACAGGGCTTAATAGTTGCCTAGCCATAGCATTCGGAAACAACACATTCGTTGCAGTTAATGGGTATTTTGCAATGTATTCAACCACAAATGCAATAAGTTGGTTAGCATCTAGTGTATCTCCAGCTGGACAATGGTCAAGCGTTACTTTTGCAAACAACATATTCGTTGCTGTCAGCCTCGATGGACTAACCATGTATTCGAGTGATGGGGATATTTGGGCCCTCGGGTCTTCACAACCTGGTACTTGGTATGATATTGTATCTTCGTCGGGACCATTTGTATCATCTCAAAATGATTTAGTATATCTCACAGTACCACCACTTGAAGTAAATTCAGGTTTTTCTTTTTCATCAAACGTGTACCAGAGTATTTCGTTTGCAAATGCCATCGACGCATCTTTTTGGGGGTTCGACGCCCGTAACGGGCTCACATACTCATTCCCGGTGACTGTACCATGGACTTTGACCCAATCAGGCTGGATAAATGGGTTCTTGCCCCCGAGCACGTCGACATACGACGACTCGGTCGCACACAAATTGTGCAAAGCCGCTCGGGTCCTCATCGGTAAACAAACAATCAAAGAGTTCTCGGGTGAGTACATCGAACTCCAGAACGATCTGACCGTTCCATACGAAAACAAGGCGATTTTGAAGTTGATGAATGGGACCCTCGACCAAACACAGGCGACTGTCGCCCGGGAATACTACGTCAATTTACCTCTGGGAACCAAAGAGATTCCTCTGTGCGCTCTAACCCATCAACATATGAGCGTCGAGGTTGATTTTGAGTCTTTCTTGAACCTGTCCCAGAACTTGAATCCCGGAACTGGTGACTTTCTGGACGCTAAATCGTACCTGACATACGACGCATCGACGGGTCTTTTAAGTGGTCAACCAATTGACGTCCAGACGACGTTCTCGTACCAACAGTACATTTTCATAGTCACGTATGACGGTCAATTTATCGTCTACGACACGACGAAGGACGTCACGGACCCTGCGTCGTATATAGTTATATCTGGGTCGAGTCTGTTCAGTCAATTTTGTGTTCTTTCTGGGAACTTGTACATAGGGTTGTCTGACGGTAGATTGGCGAGATACATCATCGACGAACTCATTCAAGGTGATGTATCTTCGTACGACATAAACAATTACACCCCGACGATCGGGTCTTTGACAGGAACTATCGTTGCAGACTTTCGGTACGTGTACTATGCCGTGAGCAATACTGCTACATCGAATGTGTTTTTTAACCGGTATGACACGACAGGTGTGTTTACAAACCCTGTAAGTTATACATCGTTCAATTTCACAGAGAACATTGACTCTGATGCAACGTTATTATACCAATTTATATCAACTGGAAGTCAACTCCTCGCATTAACAAATACTTCTGGGAAGTTTTACATTTATAATTTAAATGCAAACTTCACAACGGCATGGACCTCCGTTGATTACTCCCAGTTTGCGGGACAAATCACTAGTGGTGTTCTCATAGGAAAAACCATATACTTTATAGGAGATTTATACAATGTTATTGTATATACAGATGGTTTATTTACAGGATCAACTCAACTTATAATAAGTGTTGTAATTGCAATTAACAATGGTCTCTATTATGGTAGCGACTCATCAATTTCATATAACAATGGTATAACATGGACACCTGGCGGTGAATTATCACCACCAGGTGACTGGATTAGCAGTGCGTTTGGAAATGGTATATTTGTAGCTATTTCGATTAATGATCTATCAGCGTACTCAACAACGGATGGAGAATCATGGGTTCCCGGTGGTCCATTACCAACTGCGGGTGATTGGAGACGCGTAGCGTTCGGTAATAGTACATTTGTAGCTATTTCATATAACAGTGGTCTATCAGCACATTCAACGGATGGACAAACATGGACACTAGGTGGCGCATTAACCCCGGCGAGTAATTGGAACAGTTTGACATTTGGAAATGGTACATTTGTAGCTATTTCAACTGGTGGTCTATCAGCACATTCAACGGATGGACAAACATGGACACTAGGTGGCGCATTACCCCCGGTGAGTGCTTGGTATGATGTAACATTCGGTGGTGGTAGATTTGTTGCAATTGGTTATTTTTCTTCAGCGTATTCAGATGATTATGGACAAAATTGGGAATCAGGTGGCACACTACTCGACCCCGGTGGTTGGACACGAATTGCATCTGATAGTGACAACATATTTGTTGCAGTCAGATATGATAATGCAACAACATATTCTACTGATAAGGGACAAACATGGGTGACCGGTGGCACGTTACCATCATCAGCATATTGGGATAATGTGACATATGTAAACGGCGTGTTCGTTGCTGTTGCATTCGGTAGTCCTTTTGTTAGTGTATCTGGCGCGTATTCAACTAATAACGGTCAAACGTGGGTGGCTAGTTCTATTTTAAATAATTCATGGACGAGCTTAGCAGTTGGAACTTATCTAAATATTTTGCCCGAAATATCTACATCAGGTATTATAAATCTTCACGCCGTTGGAAATTACATATACGCGTCAGCTAAATCTTCAACATTGTCATCGGTTCTCCGTATTGATACTTTGAAGGATTTGTCAACAAGTGCCGCCTATCAGTATTACTCTACAAATACTGGAAATGCGCCTATTCCGTTTGACGGTTCGGCGCCCAAGATTTTCGCCAACGGGCCTCGTTTCGTCTACATGTTCACACAAGGAGATAACACAGCAACGAACATCATCCAGTTTGACCCCTACCCTCCAACACCAATCATCAAAACGAGTATCCTCGTTGATTACGAGTCACTACCTCCAGGAGTCCCCAAACCAGACAAGGCGTTGATAGGGTTGGTTCAGACACAAAAGGTCACTGATATGAACTACATGAACATCAAAGGACCTGTTAAAGAGCTGTGGGTCACAGGCACACCCGACACTGCAAACGTGTTCCAGTACTCGAATCTGGCGGCCAGGAGTACGCTCGAATTGACTGGTGAGCAAATTGTGACAGAGGATGTCGGCACGAGAACGTTTCTCAAGACGATTCAGGCATTTGAGACACACACATCCATGCCAATCAGAAACGTATCCGTCATTCCTTTTGAACTCGACCCAGAGTCTGAGATACCGAACGGCACAATCAACTTTTCACGCATCAGGGACCAGGTGTTTGACGGTGATGCTGAGACGGTCTGGGCGAGTACATACAACCTGCTCGCGATTCAAGGTGGAATTGGCGGACTTATTTTCAACTCGTAAAGCAGAGGAGAGAAATGTCTGCACCACCAGCTCAGTTTTCACACCAGGTGACACGCCTTCAATTCCCAAAGGATGTTCACTTTGGAGATGACATTTCGATATGGATCGCCAAAGTGGGTGACGTGGCTCTCGGAAACATGTACCTCCGGGTCGATTGGCCAGTAGCAGCTCCAGTCGACGATTCTGCAGGCACACGCATGATTGAATTTGTCGAACTCCGGTACGAAAATGACCTGCTCGAACGCCACTATGGAGAATCACTTGAACTCATGAACGATCTGTCAGTTACGACCGGGAAGCAACAGGTTCTGACCACATTGCTCGGTAAGGGTCTGACGAGTAATCTGTCGGCATACTACATTCGCATGCCGTTTCGACTCAACTTGCCTCTGTGTGCACTGAATAAAGCACCCGTATTTCGTATCAAGTTTAGGCCGAGCCAGGAGTTTTCAACACTGAACTGGACTGCAACTATCAAGGTGAACCTGTTCGTCGACTACGTGTACATCACAAAAGCTGAACGGGACTATTTCAAAACGGCAAAGATTGATTACTTGACTCACACGATTCAGCGCCTGCAATTTACGACCGGTGCCAACATCACCAAATCAACCTTCGTGACTGAGTTTACGCGACCAGTCAAGGAACTCTATTGGGTCATTCAGACGGATGGGTCAGCCGCGTATGACTATACGAATCTCGGTGCTGAACAACTCGTTTCGCTTCGTCTCCAGTTTAATGGTATCGACGTCATTCTTCCCGAGATTGGAACACCCCTGTTCCTTCGAACGATCCAGGGGCTCGAAAACCACACGCGCGTCCCTGATAGGTCGTTTTACATGTACACGTTCGCGCTCGACCCCGAACACCCGACGCAGCCCACAGGGTCCGTGAACATGTCCGCCTTGACACGGCAGATGCACACGCTCGAATTGTCACCATGTGCATTTTCACGTCAGGTTCGGGTCTATGCCGTGACACACAACGTCGTACGAATCGCAGATGGTGCTGCTATTTCATTGTTCGATAGCGTTCAGGAGGGTGGTACCGAAATTCTGTCTTAGTAGTAGATGGATGTGTACAAACCGGTGTATCCCGGTTTGTACTATTTTGACACCTTCACATTCACGACGCTGGGAACGTCAGGGCGCCGAGGACCCGATCCGACCAAGGGGTACGCCAATGCACCATGGCGTGACGGCGAATTCTCGATCGTCAAAGGTCAGCAACAGTGGACGGTCCCTGCGACGGGTACGTATCGCGTGAAGGCTGCAGGCGCATACGGCGCGACACCGGGTCGAGTTGTCTCAGGGGATGTTGGTTTGTACGAGGGTCAAGTGTTGACCATGCTCGTGGGTCAACAACCGACGCCACTGACGTCGAACGCCCAAGACAACGTGACGGTCGGTGGTGGCGGTGGAACCTTTGTTGTTTCAGACGGGAAGTTACTTATGGTTGCGAGCGGTGGCGACGGAACCGGGGGACATGCAGCGTCGTTCAGCCCGTACGGGTCTGGGAATGGGATAAATGGTGCAGGGTACTTTTCGAACGGATCCGTGGCGAACGCGACGTTTCAGTTTTTAAAACCAGCTGCTTACATTGACGGTGGATTCGGAAACAGTTTTCCAACCGGGGTTGTCCCTGAGGAGGGTGGTTTCGGTGGCGGGCAGAGTCCCGTAGCGACGAGCAACATTTCGGGCGGCGGGGGGTACACGGGAAGTCCGGGCGACGGCGTTTCCGGTGCAACCTGTTACGGCGCGGGAACTATTACAGACCTCGGGGCGTCGTCCAATTCAGCTGGATACGTGACTGTTTCGTTGATTGATCCAGGGGCTATTACAAAAACATATACATTAAATCAGTGGATTGTCCAACCTACTGTATTTGCACCAGCTACAACATGGTCCTCAGTTGCCTACGGAAACGGAATGTACGTCTCTGTGTCGAACAACGGCACGTACCCAGACATGTACTCGA